GAAATAGAGCGAGCGGGCGATCCGGCGGTGCATGGGCTTATCCTACATGGGCGGCTATTCGTTGAAGGGCGGAAACTTGATCTCGTTCGGCGGATGGATGGGCGCCACGTTGCCGATCTTGTCAAGATAGAACCGCGCCAGGAGATAGCTCGGGGTCAGAAGCTCGACGAGCTTGGCGAACTGATCTTCGCTCAGATGCGCGGCTCCGGACGCGGCTTCGGCCTTCGGCTCATTCTGGTTGGCGAAATGCGTCATGTCAGGTTTCCTCGTCCTCGTCGTCGGGAGCCTCAGTCGTTTCGTTTTCGACCGACATCTTCTCGATTTGGAGCTCGACGCGATTCGCGCCGTTTTCCTTGTGGACAGAGGTCACGGTCGCAAACGCGCGAATGTCGAGATAGTCGTCCTCGTCGCAGTCGGTATCGAGGCCGAGCTTCTTCAACTCGTCGTCGCCTAGGCAGATGTGCAACCCGTAGGGGTAGCGCGCGCGCTGCGGCATGGCGATCGGCATGGGATGATCGAGTTGACGCTCGTCATCCATTTCCAGATCCACGAGCTTGCCCATGGCTCACATCCCAGGGGCCGGCGCGCCGCCAGCGGCGGCCACAGGCGGCGGGGCGGCAGGAGCGCCACCTGCGGGGGCAGCGGCCCCGGCCTGTGGGCCAGCGGCCATCTCAGCCTCCTGGGCCTGCTCCATGTCGGCCTGCTCTTTCTGGTGGCGACCGAACATCTGGTCGTGCTCGGATTTGTGGTTGCCGTGCAGATCGCGCCGCTCGGTGCGGTGGCGATCGTGCATCTTGGAGCGCTCCTCCGCGTGCTTCTCGTGCATCGACGGCGCGGTCTTCTCCTCAGACTTCGGCTCGCCCTTCTTCTCGCCGCCCTCTTTCTTGGCGGGCTCGTGCTTTTCGGCCTTCTTCGGCTCTTTCGAGTAGAACGAGCGGGACTTTTCCTTGTCGGCCATGGGGTCAGCCTTTCGTGTAATAGGAGCGCTTTTTGCTGGCGCTCATGAGGTTGATCGCGAGGCGCGCTTGCTTGCCGGTGCGGTCGGCGTCGCCCTTGTGCTCGTCAGCGAATTCGCGGGTCGTCTCGCCGGCCTTCTCGGCCTTCTTGCGGAACTGACCGTGGGAAGTGCCCTCAGTGGCTTTGCTGATCCAGCGCTTCGGTTTCTTGCCTTCGCTCATCGGTCCCATCCTCGACGCGGCGTCGGCGAGCGTAAGGCCCGCCATCACGGCTTCCTGCTGTAGAGCGATCTGGATTTGCGCATGGCTCGATCGCCGGTCTTGTTGGCGGTAGCGATGGCCTCGCCCTCCGGAACGCCGGCTTTGACCATCGCGGTAGCCTGGGAGGCGGCCTTTTCAGCAGCCTCCCCCTTGAGCTTGTGGTTGAACTTGCTCGCGAACGAGCGCGCTCCCCATGGCATTACAGTTCCGCCGATACCGTGATCTTGCCCGAGCCGCCGTTGTCGAACAGCATCGCGGCAGTGCCGGCGGCGCCGAACCCGGCGCTCGAGGCGCAGCTGATCGGGGCGCTGGCAACACCGGCTGTACTGCCGGACAGCGCCGTCGAAAGCACGAGCGCGGTGCAGTTGACGACCGAGGTCTGCGCGCCGACCGTCATCGCGAAGCCAGTCGAGGAACCGATGGTCGGGGCCGTTCGCATAATGACCGGGTAGACCACATTGCAGACACCCAGGCTCGTCGAACTGACCGCGCACACCGCCCTCGGGTAGAGGGTCGTCGCGCCTTCGGTCAACTGGTAGTAATACTGGTACTGGAGAAGCGCCTCGACCGCGCTCAGTCGCCGAGAGACGTTGGGGATCGCCGCGTTCTGCGTCGCGCCGTTGATGGTCGCGACGATGTACGAGGTCGAAGCGTTCGTGCTGCTCGTATTGACCGTGTAGGCCGTGGTGGCGTTGGCGAAGTTCGCGAGATAGTCGGCCTTGCGAAGCTCGATGTTCGTGAAGTCGACATAGTCGGTGGTGGCCGTGCCGGACGACGTGCCGCTCGGGGTGAAGCAGAGTGCAACCGCAATCTCGGTCGCCGTCGCCGGGATCGAGGCGACAGCCGCCGCGCGGGTCAGCGTCGACAGGGCGAGCGGGAAGGCGCCGACCGTCGCGTTGGTCTGGCCCGCCCAGGTGGACGATCCGCCGCCGCCGGCGTTCAGGGCGTAAGCCAGCTTCGACGTTCCTTCGTCAGAGCCGGTGCCGTAGATGATGTAGGCGTTGAGCGCCGACGACGTCCACGTCGCGCCGGCGTAGGCGCTGAAATCGAGTTCGACGGTGTGGCCTGCGAGATAGACCGAGTTCTGCGAGGAGATTTCCTGCGCGATGCAGACCTGACCGGTTCCGGTCTGCGAGTTCGACATCTTGACCTGCAAGGCGTCGAGCGCCCCGGTCGGCAGCGCCGCCGCGGTCGTGACCTGATTGACGGTGAAAGTCGTGCCGGTGAGCGAGGACCAAGCGACCCAGCGGTCGGCCGTGTAGGGTAGCGACGTGTAAGTGATGGTGCCGCCGGCCGAGGACGTGCCGCGCTGCCAGAGGTTCTGGCCCGCATCGCCGCCGATCAGGTAATTGTCGGACTGCCCGGCTTGGGCGAAGAAGCCCGACAGAAGCGCGCCGGTGGCGTAGACGCTCTGCGGGGTCGGCGCGCCGTTCACGACGTCCTGGAACAGGTCGTTGTTGTTGACGGTCTGGACCTGCGGGGCGGTGATCGTTTGCGCGATAGCCGGGCCGGCGAGAAGCGCGGCGCAGGCGGCGGCAAGAAGTAGGGCTCGCTTGAACATTGATGGCCTCCTCAGCCCAAGATGGCGAAACTGTAAGTGCTATTATCGCTGCCGCCGGCGGCGATCGTGGCGGTTCCCGCGGCGACGTTGATCGCCGTCAGGTAGGGCAGACCAGCAATCGTGCCGCTGGCAGTTTTCAGCCCGAAGAGGAAAACCGAATTCGCCGTGAGAGCGAGTCCGGTCAAGGACGCCGCGCCGCTGGCGCAGGTGAACGTGCCGCCGCTCGCGTTGACCTGCGCGACCTGCGGGCCGGCGCTGTCGTAGGAGAACGAACCAGTGCTGACGACGGGGGACGTCGAGATAGCGCCGGACGGTGCAGGGGAAGTGGCCGTCATATCAGCCTCCGCTCAAAGGCCCGATGGCCAGGGATTCGTTGGCGCCGCCCGTCTGCGAGGCCCGATAGTTGATCGTGCCGGACGTATAGGCGATGCAGTTTGGTCGGTAGAGAACCCATTTCTCGGGTTCCCCGAAAGTCGCGTTGACGGGCGTGCCGAGGCTGTATTGCGCCAGCGCGCCGCCGGCGCCGACGTTGCACGGCAGCCATGTCAGGCCGCCGTCGAACGAGCGCTCGATCTGGACAATGCCAGTATAGGTCACGGACGCGCCGGTGAAGACTGCCGCGGCGTCCGTTCCCGCGGTGATAGCGTTCGCCGTCAGTTGGAAGCGCAGCGGGCGCGGCGCGCCTTCGACTCCCGTCGTCGGCGCCGCCGTCGGCGCGTTGGACAGAAGAACGATACCTTCTGTGCCGGGGCTACCCAGCGTTGAGGCAACGTCAGCCTGGATCACGCCCATGACGATCGTGTTGGAGGGAATCGTCACCTGCTCGTTGTTCGACGGGACCGTGACAGTCGCCCCGACGAGAGTGGCGACGTTCGAACCTGGGGGCAGCCTGATCTGCGCGCTCGAAACGCTGAGGCCCTTCGCCTGCAGCGTGACAGCCGGGAGAGCAAGCGTCCCGGACGTGCCGGAGAAGGTCGACCACGTCGTCCCCGCCGGCACGTTGGCCGACTTGATCGCGCCGCCCGCCGCCATGCCCGTCCCGCTCGATACGGACGCGGCCAGCGAGTTGGCAGTCGTGACGAACGCGATGTTGGTGATCGAGGCGTGGAGTTCGATGTTCATCGGCCCGCGGAACGCGAACGGATCGCCGGGGCCGACCGCGCTCAGCACGCCGGTCACGACGGCGCTGGCCTGATCGTTCAGGTTCGGCAGACCGGCGGCGGCGACGCCAAGGGCGGACGGGATTCCCATGTCAAGAGGCCTTATTCGTCGTGTAGAAACCTTTTTCCAAAGCTTCTTCCAAGGTGCTATATCTGCCGACGATCTTGTTGTAAGCCGCGAATTTGGGGAAGTTCTCTCGACCAAACTTGCGGTAAAACGCAAGATAGATCAGAGACGCGCATAGGTTAACGGGGCGCATTCCGTCATTTGGAACGCCGTTCCACGCGATGACGACACGTTCGATAATTTTGGTGCCTGGCTTTCTTTTGTGGGTGTCGATAATTGTCGTGTAATTCTCATTCCAACATTTCCCTCCGAGGACGACTCTGATCGGCAAGACCTGCTTTGTCAGGAGTTCGTAGCGCGCAAATCGCCCAACCAAGGAAACGGACAACTGCAAGGCCACACCGGCGAACCAATCGGCAATCCTCGCTTTGGCCTCGCGAATGTCGGATTTGATTGCGCCGAAGGACGGGGAGAAGTTTCCCATGTCAGTTCGCCCCGGCATAGTTCTGGCGCGCGGGCTCATGCGACGTGCCGAGCACGTTGATGAATTCCGCGTTTGGATCATCGGGGCGGCCAATCTCAAGCCGCGGCGAAGTCGCATCGGCCTCGGAGACCTCGCGGCGGCGCGGCGCGGTGCCCTCGATGATGAGGCCATTGTAGCTGACCCAGGTCTGAAACCGCACGCTCTTGTCGTAATCGGCGCGGTTGCCGCGCGAGAGGCGGAACTCGGCATAGATGCGCTTGGCGAAGTCGTTGACCGGGACCATCGCGTCGTTGGGCTCGGAGCGCCACCAGAACTCGCGCGGGACCATCTTCTTCGTGCCGGGATCACGGTAATAGGGCGTGATCTCGGTGTCGTCGAACATGAGCTTCGAGCGTGTCTGATACTTCGGCGCGCTCGGGTCGCCTTTCGGCAGCGCCATCGCCTCGGCGATCAGCACGTTCATGCGATTGGTCGCGGCGCGGCGCTCAGCGAGCACCTTCGGGTCGACCGGCTTGCGACTCGGGTCGCCCTGGTGCGACAGGTCGGAGATCGCCAGAGCAAGCTGCTCGACGAGCGACGTGGCGTCCAGCGGCGAACTCTGCGCCTTGGACAGCATGGCGATCGTCGTGGCTGCCGCCTTCGTCGCAGCCTGTTCGGCGGCGGCGGCGACGGCGTCCTTGAACTCCTGCGTCTCCATGAAGGACGGCGCGGCGGCTTCTTTCGGCTTGATGGGTTCGCCCATAGGTCGGTTCCCTCTTACGCGACGGCGAAGTTTTTGGCGGCGAACCCGGCCGACCAATCATCGCGGGCCATCGTCGGATAGGCGTAGGCGATCGTCCCGGCCGTGAAGTTGGTTCCCGACGGGATCAAGAAGTTCAGGCGCAGGTACCGCGGCAGGACGTTGACCGGGAAGGCCGGCGGGAAGTCGAAGCGCGCGATAATCTTGCCGGCGGCGAGGTTCGTCGCGGAGATGGTCCCCGTCTCGATGAACGTGTTCCAGGCTCCCGGCTGGTAGGAGCCGGCGGCGCCGGTGTCGACCGCACCCTGGAACTGCACGTTGAGGGTCGCGCTGTTGGACGTCGCGAAGGCCGTCCCGATGGCGCAGATCAGCAGCGCCTTTTCCTTACCGATGCCGAGATCAGTGCCGAAAAGCGCGCGCGTGCCGATGATGCTCCCCGGCGCGTTACCAACGCCCTGGCCGAGGAGATCGAGAGGGGCCGTAGCCAGAGAGACGCCGGCGCCCAGCACGAGGGACAGCGGCGCGGCCATCGGAACGAAGGCAAGGGAAGCGTCGATCAACATGGGTTTTTCTCCTCGCGCGCCGACTTACGTCAGGGCAGTCTCGGTATTCAGGATTTGGTCGGAAATCATGCATGGAATTCCGCGCCACTTCGGAATGGCGATGCCCGCATATTCGTCGACCTGGAGCAGCGTGTTGCGGTTGCGCATCGCCTGGATCTGCGCCCAATGGGCGGTCGTGCGATTCCAGAGGATGATCGGCTTCACCGCGCCGTCGCCGTTCGGGTCGTCGGTCTCGGTGATCGTCGACGTTTCGGAGCTCAGGTGCGGGAAGGCGAACGCCACTTCGGCTAGGGTCGCGAAGATGTCGAGCGCGTTCGGGCCGGCGAGGCCGGCGGTCGTCACGTCGATGTTCGGGACGCGCGCGCCAAAGCGCCAGTCTTCCGGCACAAGGCCGATCTGCTGGCGGAACCAAGCCGTGTAGGCCTCGTATTGGTTGCCGAGCGAGTCGAAGGCGGGGCGGATGTCGCCCTTGTCCTCGAAGTCGAGGCCGGCCGCGCTGCCCTCGGGGTAGACGCAGTAAATCTTGTTGGGGCCGAGTCCGAGCATCCAGATGGACGTGTTGGACGTGCCAGTGCCGCCGCCGTTGAAGACGTTGGCCGCGTTCTGCGCGTTGTTGGTGTTGATCGTGTTGTAGAAGGTCGAGAGGCCCTGGAAACCCGCCGGGTTCGTGACGGTGTTGCCGTAGATGAGCGTCTGCTCGATCGTCTGGCCCATGCCTTCCAAGAACGCGACGTCCTCGGAGCGGCGGAACTTTTCGACGTTGCCGGTGTGCTCGGCGAGCGCGCGGTCGACGACGCTGTAATCTTCCAGCATTCCGAGCGAGACGCGGGCCTTGGCGGTCGTCGACTTCGACGAGGGCACGCCCATGTTGTACATGCGCCAGGAGCCGTTCGGGATCGATGTGCGGAACACGAACATATGAGCCGTGCGCTCGTTCGCCTTTTCGAAGGGCATGTTTTTGTAGAGGCTGAGATGCTGCGAAAGCATTTCCGCGCAACGGACGATTTCGCCACTGGCGCTCGAACGCGAAGCGACGTCAAGAATAGTGGGATACTGGCCGGTTCCAGCCATGGTCAGGGCCTCCTAGATGGGGTTTCTGCCGCGTTTTTCGTGTAGAAGCCGGTTGACGGCCTCTGACCGTTCGTCGGGGTAGGCTTGGGGTTCGGTGCGGGCAGCTTCGGCTCGTCGAGATAACGAGCGAATCGGTGCATCTGTTTCAGGTAGGCCGGGTGGTCGCCGGCGCCGGTGATGCGCAAGAAGTCGTTGAATTCAGCGAGGTCCGTCTCGTATTGCTTCGAGCCGGGGATGGCGTCGGAAACCGAGAGATCGCGCATCCTCGCAATGGCGCGCATGGCGGTCGTGTGGCCCGCCCCGCCGATCTCGGCGTCAGCCATCGCCTTGTTGCGCCACTCGGCGCGCGTGTCGTTCCATGCCTTGATCTGCGCTTCTTGCTGCTGCGCGACGAAGGCGGACGCG